CTAGTATAGGGTCGGATCCCACCGGATATTCATCTCCGGAAAATTCGCACTGTCAGCCCAGGACCCTCATCGGATCCATGGACCAAAATGCGACCACTGTGGGACGGTACTGCTGCTTATCTTGTACTTCGGTTTTTGCCGAGATACGGTTACGGCAGCAGGCGTCTCCTCGCTCTCTACGGGACCCTTCCGGTCAAGATTGTATAACATCTTGAGTAAGAAGGCATGATCGTAAGCTTGCCTCTGAGGTTCTACCTCCGAGACAAAGCGGTACTTGAACCCTTCCCAGCCATTGTAACCCCGTTTATCGCGGGAGGCTGGTTTGGGAGAAGCTTCGTCAAAATCAACGACGAGACCTCCATCGCCAACGCCATCAGGGATGAAGAGCCGGAGCTGCTGAGGGATGGATGCGACGACAGAGTCATAAACTGACTCATAGTTGCCATCCAACCCGTACGCCATCCGACTCCACCTCTTAATGGAATTAGCGAGCCAGTACCGCCTGTAAACATTATCAACAGGCTTACGAACGTAGAAAGGTGTAACGTCAGCCCCGCGGAAGTAGTGTTTACCACAACTCTCGCGAAACGGACCACTCACGAAGGTTTTCTTGTCATTCGGCACAAAGCCGATAAACGCGATAGCCTCGAGAATATGATCCGCGTACTCGGTGGGGACGATAATGTCATCACCATATACGAGCGGCTGACGTCCCTTCCATCCATGCATGTCGAGTACCGCCGAGCAGATTCCCCAGAAAATCAGGGTCTCTAACTCGAAGTTGTACCCGTTACCCATGGACGAGAACTTCTGATAAACTAATCGTTCACCAGAAGGAAGAACTCCAGTTGGAGATCGGCTCTGCTCAAGAGCCTCAAACCACCTGGCAGGTAGGAGTGTGCGCACAATCTCGAAAGAGACGGTGTCACTGGCCATAGAAAGATCGATAGTTGCCCATCGACCATCTAGGCTTCCCACTCGCGCGAGCTCAGCGTTATGCTGCTGAGATTCGGGCAAAAGGAGTCCTACTCTGTTAAGACGTTTCCGGATGGCGCGACCAATCCCTAGCTGGACAATTAAGTTCAGCTCTGGCTCAATCGCGATCACACGGTCCGTCTTAGCGTTCTTCGGGACAGTGGTAACCTTGTTTCCCAACACACACTCGAGATGCGTCGGTTTCCATCCAGGAACCGACATCACCATCTTGCGTGCTAATGGGAACAAGTCGTGCGTTACGTGTGGATTACCAGCGAACTTGTAGTACACGTCGCGGTGTTTACGACCAAGTCTGGTTGTAGCGCCACGACCCCAGTATGAGTGCTGGAAGACCTCAGGCCACGAGAACGGACCTAACAACCTCTCGATTTTCCGCATAGCCGCTAACAAAAGCGGATGCGCTGGGAGTCCAACTGTGGATCTCCCATGAGAGGCAAGTAGGCGTCGATTCGTGTCCTTACAAAGTCGTTCAGCCTCGGAGAACTTGTCCAGGGCAGCTTGCTTCCGGTCGATTCCTAGGTCCCAGTTGGGATACTTGGACATCATCTCGGCAGCTAGGTAGTCCTGGCCAAAAGTACCTGCATCCGTATAGTCCATTGGACTGACGGTAGCAGATACAATCCTCGAGTAGTCGCCAGTCCTGATAGACTCGGCGATACTCCTCGAGTACTCCGTACTGCCTTGCGAAAACATGCGCTCGGCAATACCTGGGGCTATACAAGCATCGTAACGGTACAGATCCTGATAAGGATCCGCAGCTCTTTTGTTGCTCTTTCTCACGGGTTAAAACCTCAGTAGAGTTAGAGTAAGCAGAATCTATCGCTTGGGACGAGAGTCCCAGAGCGATAGCAAGGATAGGACCCATCCAAGCCACTTCGTCCAACTTTCGATCTTGCGATCGGGTTTAGAAGGAAGAGACATGGTTCAGGTCCTCGACAACCGACTTGAAGGTCGAATTGTCGAAAATCCCCGCAATTTCCTTTCGGAAATCTTTGCGGTTCTGCAGCGTCGTGTCCTGCGGCAGAATCATCTCACCCGAAAACCGCATCGTGTAAGCGACCTTTGGGACGCTCACACCGTTGATCACTTCCGTGACCAACACCGGCTGGGAGAAGTTGACCTGCGCGCGGTACACACGCGAGCCGTTGGATCCGTTCACAGGGTCGCGGAGAGTCACGCTGAGCGACCAGTAACCACTGGCATGCGCAGCACTCTTCTCCGACCACCGACCGGTGTCCCCCTCCACCTTCACAGCCGTGAAGGTGTGGTTTACAGGGGTAGTTGCGGCATCCGGAACAACAATGTTGGGAAGACCCATTTTGTGTTTTCACTCTTTGTTGGGAGCGGAATTGCTCCGTTACTTACGGGATCCGGATATCGCCACGCGAATAAGCGAAATTGCATTCGCAAGGCGAGTACCGGCGTTCAGCATAGCGCTGTCGTTTATCGACGGCATCTGTGCTGTCGGTCGAGAGGTCACAGCTATACGGCTCAATGACATAAGCCGTTGTCGCTGAGCAGGGCCGGCAGAAGTGCCGTTCTGCTCTATCGCATTCACGGTATTCAACCATTTAGATGGTTTACCCGTGACTGTGAATAGTCGCTCTGACCGGGTGAGTTTGCTGATAGATCCGCCCTTATAGTTCCATCCTAGCCCCGTATCCAACGCGGCTAGGTAGGCACCGAACGGGCTAAACCAGTCAGCAACAAAGCTAAACGGAACCACTTCCCACGCCACTTGAAGGGGATTAGTCATTCCCAACTCACTCATCTGAGCGAGCATAGGGTTTGCCAACTCCCAATCATAGCGGACGTAACAACGGAAGCGCGTACGCACGCGAGACTGCCATGGGTATTTAAGAACATCAAATCCCACGTTAGACTCGCCAGAGCCAAAGGCTTCTGTGTAGGTCTCATCCTTAGCCGTACAAGTCGCGATGTAGCGATCGTTCTTCATATCTTTCTCATGAAGAGCTTTCACCGCACCGTAACAGTCCGATAGGAGAGGCTTCCATGCGTACTGAGCCTCGAGCCATAGTTCATGCAGTCGCTTTTCCAACGCCTTCCTGCGTCGCAGACGTTCAAGTCTGTTACGCAAGAGTTGGGGGTTGGCTCGCAACTGCCTGGCCATGTACTCGAGGTCCCATCTCCGCAGTGCCCGGATAGCAGCAGCAATACGCCCGGCCGTAGTGGCCAGGTGCGTCGCCGTCGCAGTACGTTCCGCAAACGCCACACCAAGATTTAAATCTTGTTGTTTAAGCTTGCGAAACGCTCGTTGTTCCACTCGACCCACAAGGTCGGAAGGGAACGCAGGCACGACTAGTTGATAACCAGGTGGTGGCGTGGCCGGACCAACGTACGTAACCAACCGTTTCTGATTGGGCGCAGCAGAGCTCTTATAGTCGACCCGAAGATTTACATACGGGGCGGCTAACGGGCCTGTGCGAATTACACGGGAATAGTTGGTTGGCGGCCTCCAACGCTTCGTAGGGTCTGTTTTCACGAGTGCCGATTTTGTATTTTCACGGCCCTCGCAATTCAGTTCCCCGGAATAGTTGGGGGTCGGGTTCTTCGTCGCAGCGTACTGATCCGAATAGCCGGCCCAAGGCATCTTAACAAAAGATGTAGCCATTACCTGATAGTCTCCTAGTCTAGCGTGAGGGGGTACTACTAAGCCGTAGACTCCACAGTGAAGGACGAGATCGCCGCCGTACGGAAGTACGAGCGGTGACCCAGGAATCGACCATCGCGAAACTTCTTATCCCGGGCCTCCGGATCAAGGACATGAAAGACCTCGATCATGAAGACCTGGAACGAGTTGATCTCACGAATGTTCAATCCACCTTCCTTATAGAAGCGGTGAATTTCTTCACCAATGTTCACAAACAAAGCCTTCTCAGACTCTGCGGATACGGCGAAGAAAACCTCGCCGAACCCCTCATTGCTGAGGTCGCTAAGCTTGATGGACATCTGGTGCGGATGAATGGTCCCTTCGAAAAGGGGCTTGACATTCGCCACCGCACCATGTTGAGACTCGTAGTTATAACTAATTTGCATCAACATGTTCTTTTCCTCTATAAGTTGTGAGAGTTAACGGCGAAGGGTACCC